CACCGATGAGCCTGGGTCTTCGAGTCAACTTCACGTTGAGCCCATCGCGGTCGACGATCCTCTCGACGAGCACGTTCGTAAGGCGTTGGTCGAGATTTCGGTTCGTGAGTGTAACCTGAGTGGTGAGTTCACGTCGAATAGGCGCACCCGTGGAACCGGATTCATTATCCGGGGCAGAACGGTGCTCACCAACTCGCACACGTTGAAGGAGAACGACGAAGGCTTGTATCGCCTATCGGTGAAAGTCTTCGAACCGTTTAGAAGAGATGGAGAATGTGAGACGTTGGACTTCACGATTGGAGAAAGCGACGTGTATCGTTCGGACACTCATGATGTGTGCCTGTTCAACCTGCCTATGAGTGTGTACCAGAAGAAAGACCTGGTTGGATTCCTAACGTCCCAAGCTGGAGCGGAGCTCAAAGCGGGCAGTGCAGCCGAAGTTCACAGGTTCGACGGCCTCGTCACGCGTGGGTCCTATGGGATCAATGAGTTTGACAAGACTAACCTGCATTACGACGGTGGAGTTGTTGTCTTGTATAGATCAAACTCCCTGGCAGGCTACGGCTTCGAACTGGGTGAAGGCATGTGCGGATCCCCTTTGCTTTACGGCAAGGGTCCGCAGCGACGCATTCTCGGCATCTACGCAGGTGCCGTAAAGGACGTTTCGTATTTCGTCCATGTGTCCATGCATGCCATTACCGATGCCCTGTTGGCGATGGCTCCCAGTGTTGCTATGGATTGCAACCCCGAGGATGCATACGACTTTAATATCCCACAGGCAGACTTCCCTCAAGGCGACTTCATGGAGCTGGGTTGCATGCCTAAGGCGGAGTTTGGCAAGGACACCAAGATCACACCATCTGTCATGCGTGACACGGTTTTGCCGGGTACAACGCGATTGCCGGCCATAGTGTCGAACAAGGACAAACGATGGACCGAGTACGCGAAAAAGCATGCTCTGTCGGTGCATTCCCTGCCCGTGAGGCTGAGTGTTGAGAAGTACGCGAAGGTCCCCAGAATCTATGTGTCGAGACCGCTGTTGCGCCTCATATCTAGAGACTACTACGAGCACACGTTCCCAAACATTGCCGTAGACGGTCATCCGGCGTCCACGTTGCTGACGGTCAGCGATGTGATGAATGGAGTCATTTTGACTGGCCGCGAAGGACCCCTTGAGATTCGAGCGCTGCGAGGTGATACCTCACCGGGCAAGGTCTACAAGGATGCTGGGCTGACTCGTGAAATGCTCATGCCCCTTAGCGGTGAACTCCGTTCTATGAGCAAGCGCCTTCGAGCAGATTGGTCTGCTCGCATGGGCAACATGATGCGCTGTAGGCGCGTGGTGCGAATGCCCTGGATGGCTGTACCGAAGGATGAGCTTCGAACTGCCGAGAAGGTAGCTGCATGCAAGACTCGGCACGTTTCCGTGCCCAGTTTGGATGCAGTCATTTTCATACGACAGGTTGTTGGATCCTTCGATGCAGCCTACAAGGAGGCAGGTCTCAAGAAAGCCGGATCTGCAGTCGGAATGGACTGCGAGAGCACGCAGTGGCTTACTCTCGTCAAACACCTGACCTACGATCAGACGGAGGACTACGTCATGTGCTTGGACGCGACTGCATGGGATGGTTCGTTGAGTGCTGACCTCATGGATTGTATGCGCAGAATGAACCTGCAATTCTTCCAGGAGGGCGGCTGTTTCGACGGCATGACCTATGAAGATCGCGTGTGCGTGCAGAATTGGCTAGCTGTGGCCTACGAGGAGCTCGTTCACACTATCGAGGTGTGTGGCCACGCGGTGTATGCAAAGAACCA